AATAGCGCCCAAATAGAGAAACGTGCGTTTAATGTTGAATCGCGTGTAGAAAACGAAAGCCGAATTGTATACGGCTACGCTGCCCTATATGACAACACTACGCGCATTATGGATTGGTATGATGAAGAAATAGCGCAAGGGGCATTTGATAGCGCGCAAATGGACGATGTTCGGGCGCTATTCAACCATGACCCTAATTTATTGCTCGCTCGAACCAAAAGCGGAACCCTGTCTTTGTCGGTAGACGAACGCGGGTTAAAGTATGAGTTCGAAGCGCCCAACACCAGCGCCGGAAATGACCTGCTAGAAATGCTCCGCCGGGGTGACGTATCTCAAAGCTCCTTCGCCTTTACCATTGCCAAGGAGGAGTGGATAGAGGAAAAGGGCATGAAGCCGAAACGCCGGATTACCAAAGTGGAACGCCTATACGACGTTTCTCCGGTAACCTATCCGGCCTACCCGGACACAACCGCTGCCAAACGCTCATTTGACCACTGGAAGGAAGAACATGAGCCAGAACCGCAAAACGATCTGGCCAAAAAAATAGAGCAGGAACAAGCTGAATTGCGCGTTTCGCTCGCTTTTTATCAATCAAAATTTTAGTAACATGACTATTAAACAGTTGCAAGAAAAGCGGGCAAGCATCTACGCAACGATGCAAGACCTGCAAAAAAGATCTGGCGACGCTAACCGGCTAATGACCGACGACGAGCGTTTGCAGTTCGACCAAGCCAGCAAAGACTTTGACGCGGTGACGCAAGACATCCAACGCGCCGAACGCCTTGAAAACCTGGAAAGCGAATTTGCCAACCGCATGGAGGAACGCGCCGCACGGCAAAGCGCCGAAATTGCTGGCAATCCTTCCGAAAAAGCCGTGAAAGAATACGAGCGCCGGTTCTTTGAATACCTGCGTGGCGGGGATGATCTTTCTCAGGCAGAGGCCCGCAAACTGCTTCAAGAGTTCCGGGGAACGAATGTCATTGCCGGGGAAGCAACCACTACCTACGGCGCGTACCTGATCCCCGAAACGTTCATGGCCGAACTGGAAAGGACCATGAAGCAGTTTGGCGGTATGCTTCAAGCCTCACGGGTGATCAACACCGAGCGCGGAGGCACGATGAACTGGCCTACCAATGACGACACCACCGCAACCGGCGCTTGGCTGGCAGAACCTCGCGCATCTGCTTTGACGGTAGAAGATACTACCTTCTCGCGTAAGCAGTACAGCGCCTTTACCTGGGGAACGCTTGCCAAGGTTAGCTTGGAAATCGTTCAAGACGAAAATGTTGGCCTATTCCGTGGCATCCTGGCAGACATCCTGGGCGAACGTGCCGGACGGGCATTGAACATCGCATTCACCCTGGGTAACGGATCAGGCAAGCCTACGGGTATCCTGGATTCCAGCAACGGGGCTGCAACCGGCAAAACCACCGCAAGTGCATCGGCAATTACCAAGGCCGAATTGTTCGACCTGCTGCATTCTGTTAATCCGGCATATCGCACCGGGCCTAACGTTCGTTGGATGTTGAATGACAGCACACTAAATGCTATCCGGCAGTTGGATATTTCCACCAACACGGCCCCGATTTGGCAACCTTCGTTTGCAGCCGGGCAGCCTGATATGATTCTGGGATTCCCCTATACGATCAACCAGGACTTTCCGACTATCGCAGCCAGTGCGGACGTAATCGCGTTCGGGGACTTCTCGAAGTACATTATCCGCCAGGTGCAAAGGCCGTCTATGGTTGCGCTCAATGAGCGTTACATGGATGAACTGCACCGGGGCTATGTGATGTGGTGTCGCTACGATGGCAAATTGCTCAATAGCAGCGCCATTAAGCTGCTCACCATGCATGCCTAATGAAAGTACGGCTTAAATGCACGATGGCCGGGGTTGGCTTTGTTTGGGAAGATGGAACCGTTATCGACCTGATACCTCCAGAGGCGCTTAGTCTTGTGGAGGCCGGGTATGCCGAAGCGGTAACTGAAAGTGAGGAGCCAACCCCGGAAATCGAAAACGCTATGATCGATCCGGGTAAGGTAAAAATCCAACAGCGTGGTAAACGTAAACCGAAATAACTGGAAGGTAACGACGCAGCCGACGGCGGAGGCGCTAACGCTTAACGGGGTGAAAAACTTCCTGAAAGTGGATAGCCCCGATGATGATACGTTGATACTTTCCCTTATTGCGGCGGCGCGGCAAAGCGTTGAACGTTACTGCTCTATTGGACTTTTGGCACAAACGATAACTGAATACTTCGATTATTTTCCTAAAGGCGATGTAATCGAACTATCTGTTTACCCGCTTCGCAGTGTTACCAGCGTAAAGTATACCGACGCATCGGCGCAAAAAACGCTTTCGACTGACGTGTATGGCGTGGATGCGTCGGCTATACCCGCTTATATATACCTGAAAGAAAACCAAGTTTGGCCGGAGGTAAAAACCCAACGCGCCGTAATCGAGGTAATCTATACGGTGGGGTTTGATAGTGCGGCAACCAGCGTGGGAAGTTCTTACCTGTTCATGCAGGAATTTCTTTCCCAGGCCGGGGACGATCTGGTAATAACCGAAAACAATGGGGTATTGCCGTCTACCGATCAGGACGCGATGGTAAAAGTATACCAGAATGGCCAACGGCTTTTGACAAGCCAATACACCATTACCGGGAGTACAATTACCATTGACGTTTTGACGCACATAAGCGGCGCAAACTACCAAGTTGACTTTATCGCCGATCCGTACAATGACGGCGTGACCAATAGCGTACCGGAGCCGCTTAAACAGGCGATGCTATTGATTATTGCCGAATGGTACAACAACCGGCAAGACAGCGCCAGACGTTACCCGCAAGCCTCGCAGTACCTTTTGGAGCCATACCGTAAATTCCTATTCTAATGAGGTACAATGCCCAAGAACAGGTTGGTAAGCTCAGGGAGCGAATAGTAATCCAAACCGCTACTACGGCGGCTAATGCCTACGGGGAGCAGGTTGAAACATGGGCAACATTGGCGACGGTTTGGGCGCAAGTGGAATACCGATTATCGGTAAGTGACGAAGAACAACGCGCCGGACGGCTTTCAGACCTTAGAACCGTTCACTATGTAATCCGTTACCGATCCGACTTCAACGAAAAGGCCAGGATCGTGTACGATTCAAAGACATACGACATTACCGCAATCTCGATTTCACCGAATAAACAATTTATGACGCTGGAAACGCAAAGTAGAGAGTAAATGGGACTTAACAAGCGTATCTATACAAGCCGGGGAAGTGGCAGCGCATTCAGGGTTGAAAAGCGGAGCGTTGATGACTTGTACCTGAAATTGTACCGATACGCGAAAGATTATGAAGGAATGGGCGGCCAAGTGATTACAAGTAAAGCAGCCGATCCGATTGTACGCGCACTTCGGGAGATATATTTTGGCCCGTCGCGTGAACGGACATTCCGGGGGTCAACGATCTACCCCGGAAACTTGGCGAAGTCATTTTATAAGTTTCGGTCAAAGCGATTCCGCGTAACGACAACGGAAGTAGGGCCAAAATTCCGGTCGCCCGCGCCTAAAGAGATGGGCAAAACAAGTTCTAAGGCATCCGGTTTTTACGCGGCGGCTTTGGCAGGCAGCGCAACACTATTCCGGCAAAAGTACATGGAGCCAACGGCCGGGGCTATTTCAAGCCAAGCGATCCAGGCAGCGGAGGCGCAAGTGACACGCATCCATAAGAAATATTTTGGACTATGAACATAGGCCGGGCCATATACTCCATCCTTACCGCCGATGCGACATTGACCGCACTGGTGGGAAGCAGGATATATCCGGACTACTCAATCCAAAAACCGACGCTGCCCTATGTGGTGTATCAGGTGATTGATACAAGTCCCTCACCTACCAAAGACGGTGCGTCAAAGTTAGATACCATCCGGGTTCAAATTGACGCATGGAGCGATAGCTTTGATACTGCCCAAACCGTTTCGGAGCGAGTTCGTACCGTCCTGGACTTTGTGACGCCTGGAACTTATGCGACGGTGGCCATTGACGGTATTTGGATGCGGGACGAAATGACTATCAACCCGATAACAGCCACTACGGAAATGGGGTTATACGGGGTTAGTCAGGAATATAATGTAAGAAAAAAACGATGAACGTAGAGATACTTAAGCCATACGGCAAATGGCAGCCAGGCGCTAAGCCGGACATTATGCGAAGCATCGCAAAGGAATTGATAGCGCAAGGCATTGCAAGGGAAATAGACCCCGTGTTTGAGGGGCATGAGAAGAAGAAAGAAGAGCCAGCGCCGCAAATGACGGTTAACAACTACTTTTTAGCCAAAGACGAAGAAGAATAATTTTTAACTACGAAATCAATATCACATGGCAACCACTGGATTTGTAAACGGAACCAATTTGCGCATTTACAAGGGCGGGACAAAGATCGGGTATGCCACGTCTTGCTCCCTGTCATTTTCTATGGAAACCCGATCTACACTGACCAAGGACACCCCAGGCAGCGGATGGGTAGAGAACGCAACCGGCCAAAAGTCATTCACACTTTCGACTGAGTTCTTATTCTCCTATGACACGCCGAACATTGACCCGGTAGACTTGTTCACCGACTTCGACAACCGGACGCCGCTGGTGTTGCGGTTTACGACCGACGTGGCCGGGGATCGGTACTGGGAAGGAACCGGGTACATCACGTCTTACGAGATCAACGCGCCGGTTGAGGACAACATTACCTGCTCCGCTACCTTTACGGGTTCTGGCGCTGTCACCTCTGGAACGGAAAGCTAAAAACACAATATGAAAGCCAAAACAGCAAAAATGTACTTTGGAAGCGCGGCGCTGTCCGAGTTTCTTGGGGATCGCCCTATCAACACGCTTCAAGATGGCAAGTTTGCCGAAAACATGACGTTCGCAGATACGCTGCGAATCGTGTGGATCGCCTTGAAAGAAGGGGCGCGTAAGGCCGGGGAACCGTTCACGCTTACTTTCGAGCAGGTATGTGACATGGTTGACGAAAACCCCGACCTGCCCAATCAGGCGATGGAGGTGTTCATCAAAAGCGCAAGTGGGAGTAAAGAGGGAAACGCGACGCCGGGGAACTAACTATTCCCCGGCTATGGGCATCGTTGGCCGTGCGCGGCATCTCCCTGACTGAGCTAAAGGATTGCACGTTGACCGAACTGGCAGTGCTTTCCGAAGAAGCTTCCCGCCTGGAAATGGAACGGGAGAAATCAGAATGGGAACGATCCAGGTGGATGTGTGCGGTATTACTAGCGCCATATTCCGGGAAGGGGAAAACGATTAGGCCGAAAGACTTAACCGTATTCCCCTGGGAGAAAGGCGAAGATACAAAGGCAGACCCGGAACGGGAAAAAAGGCTTAAAGAAATTGGCGAACGCTGGGACGCCGAAATGAAGAAACGGTATGGCATCGAGGAACATCATTAACATTGTCTTGAATCTTGATACATCCGCTTTCAATCGGGCGTTATCAGGGGCCGTTTTTTCAATTGATAAGTTTGGGAAAAAGTTAGAGCAAACCGGGCAAGACTTAACTACCCGGCTAACTATCCCCTTGGGCCTTGCCGGGGCCGCTGCTGTCCAAACCTTCCTACAATTCGATAAGCTTGAAAAGGGGTTGATTGTCTTTGCCGGATCAAGCGAAGCAGCAGCGAAAGAATTGGACGGTTTGAAGTCCGTCGTACTCGACACCCGAACAACTATCGGATTCCAGGATGCCGTGCAAGGCGCTCTACGGCTTCGCTCCATCGGCTTTGAGGCTGATGAAGCACGGGAGGCGCTACGGCAACTAGGCATTGCTACAACAGCCAGCGGCAAGACGTCGGAAGATTTGGGTGAAGTGGTAAACCAGCTTACCCAGATCATAGGCCGGGGCAAGGTATTGCAGCAAGACATCCGGGTTATTCTCGACCGCCTACCCGTCCTTTCCACTGTGTTCAAAGAAACCTTTGGCGGAGTAAGTGCGGAAGCGATCCGAAATAGCACGGAGAACGTCGGCGATTTTGCTAATAAGCTGTTTACGGCAATTCAGCAAAGCGAAAAGTTTGGCCGGGTGCAACAAAGCGCCGCTAAAGCAGTTGAAACGTTTAAAGAAAGCAGCCAGTTAGCATTGGCCGAATTGGGCCGTACTATATTCCAGTCATTGCGATTAGACGAGGTACTGAATAGCCTTTCCAGTACGATCAATAACCTGGTTAAAGGATTCCAGGGGCTATCCCCAAACATTCAGCGCACTATCGTAACGGTAACAGCATTAGCCGTTGCTATTGGGCCGCTACTGATTGCGCTAGGCGCTATTGCCCGAACACTACCTTTGTTAGTTGCCGGTTTTTCAAGTATAGGATTGGCCGCCGGAGCCATTGCCGCTATTTTTGGCGCGGCGCTGTTTGCCGTGCAAAAGTTAGCAGATGAATTTGGAGGACTAAGCGAGGCACTTGCATTCGTAGAGGCCAAGCTAGTGAAAACCGGAACGCTTGTAAGGGAAGTATTTAAAGGCTTGGCATCCGAAATTGCCAACGCTACTAAAGCCCTCGCCGCCTTACTTACGAAAGACTTTGCAGGGGTAGCGGATGCGCTTTCCCGTCCGGGGTTTTCCTTTACCGATGCACAGGCAAAATCAAATAAAGCATTTGAAGATAGTTTGCGTGAATATGTTCGTAAAAGAAATGAATCGTTTGCCGAACAACGCCGCATTGTTGAGCAGTCCAATAAATTCGACTTTTCCGGCCTTGCTGCAAGATTGACCCAAACTGGGGGAACAACCTTAGAGGAGGCGTTGATAGGACAGGCCAACTATTTCAAGACACTAAACCAAAGGCAGCCGTTCCCGAACTTTGCCCCGCTTCCGGCGCAAGGCGATATAGGCGATCAGCTTCGGGGCGTTTCGCAACAATTCTTCCCGCTACCTGCTTCCGTCAAGTCTACCACTGCTGAAATAGAAAAGCTAAATCAGGCGCTAACGTCTACCCAAAATCCGGCGGCGGGACTAAAAGGCCGGATCACGGAGATATTGCAAGAAAGCGTATTGCTAGGGCGCAGCGTAGAGGATCAGTACGGAGCGATCATAGGCGAGATCGAAAGTACCATATCATCGGTTACGGAGCAATTCGGAGCGCAAAGCGCGGTATTGCCGCAACTTACTGAATATTTAAACGCCTATAAAATTGGATTGGCAGGCGTACAATTAGAACAGGAAAAAATACAATTCACAGCCGAAGCCGTCGGCAATTCGATAGAAACAATAGGCAATGCCTTTTCGGATGCTATTTCCGGGGCATTGAGTTTTAGTAAAGCCGTCAAACGGGCCTTTCTTGACATTATAGGAACTATCGTAAATGAGATTATTGCGCTACAAATCAGGAATTTCTTAAATAGCCCCGCTGGTTTGGCGCTTGGGCCTATCGGCGCGGTTGCCGCCGTTGCGTCCGGTAAGGCGTTGGGATCGGTTGTAAAGGCGCTCCTTTCGCGTGTGTCACTTGCCGGCGGGGGTATTGTTTCAGGGGAAACGCTGGTGCGTGTCGGCGAATACCCAAATGCGCGGGTTAACCCGGAAGTTATCGCCCCGCTTGACAAGTTGAAAAGTTTAATAGGCGGCGGAGAGGGTTACATCGCAGAGGCGCGTATATCCGGCGATGACCTACTCATATTGGTTGACCGTGCCGAAAGGCGATTAAACCGTATCAGATAATGGGAGTACGGCTGCAATCGGTATACTATACGGAAAAGAACAATGCAGCGGTATTGAACCTTTGGGATAGTTCCTATTCCGGGGCTACCACTTCCTTCAAGGCGGAACGGTTAGAAATATCTTGGCGCGGGGATGATGCGC